AACCAAGTTGAAGGACCAAAGGATTGAGACCGAGAGCTGCACACACGCGCTCTTCCGGTTTGCGGCGAATCTCATCGAACGCCATCTCAGATGGTTTGTGTGATACCTGCTCGACCTTGAATGGTCCAGTCATCACCAGGACAGAACCAGCGTTATCGCCTGTGAAGTCCTGTTGAAGTTTCCTCTTCGTCTGACGTGCATCGTCTTCGGACAAATCCTCGACACCGCCCTTGTAGTCTGGTCCGACCATAATCGATGGCATGCCACCGTTGCGAACCATGCCGAATGCAGCTGATGCGGCGACGTTATCGGTGGCGATCTCACGAAGAACAGACGTAACCGGAGAGCGCCCGAAGCGAGAGTCCTGCGGATCTCGACCATATCGAATGTGAATGAGGTCCTCGAGTGCGATGTCGTACGACGTGCCATCGACCGTGTACTGGTACTTGATGAGCGGATTGATCTTATTGCCGACAGGTCTCATCATGTCAGCCGCCAAATATTGCAGACCAACAACACGACCAGAGACGCGCACCTTGCGGAAGTATGCGTTTCCGAGCAGCTGATAGTCAGGGAGAATCCACGACCATACGAGCGATGGCGGAACGTTCGGTGTTGGCTGCGCGAGCAGCTGCAAGATCGGGTGATCTGCGACAGTCTCGACCTGACCATCAGGCATCGGTCTACGGACGACAGGGACACCCTGGCTCCAGTTTCTGATGTACCAGTCCATGCCGATCGCGACGATGCTGTTCAGCATCAGGTCGCCAGCCTGGTTCCTCCAGTTGAAACTCGAGCCTGGAAGGTTACGTGTAAGCAGGGACCAAAAGTCGCCGTTACCTGTGCCGGTGAAATAGGAGGTCTGTCGCTGAATCAGCGGCGGCGGAAGCAGCGCAGACGGTGAGGCGGTTGCTTTGCCTATGAAGCGATCAAAGAGTCCCATGTGACTATTGTGTCCTTATCATGCGTTATACTGCACCCCACCCACCGCCACGGCCCACGAGCTCGTCGTACGCATCGGTCAAAGCGTCGACGATGTCGTCATTCTTGCCGAGCGGGAACGTCCGCATTTCGTCCAGGAGTTCGCGATTCCACGAAGCTGCAACCATGTACACGTTTCCGCCAGCGACCTGACTCGCGAACGGTTCAGCGCGCACATCCTTCGAGCCGGTCACCGGCAGGACTGTCACAGCACTACCATGCAGGAGTCGAAGCATGTGCATGGCTTGACTCTTGCCAGCCTGGCCCGGGTCCTGCGGTAGTCGTATCCTGATGCCACGGCCATCGAGAGCAGCTGTCTGCTTTATAACTTTATCGCGCTGGTCGGTGTCATACTGGCCACGCACGACATCGAGAATCCAGATGCGACCATCAGCATCACGTCCCATCTTGACCCCGACCGTGAAGTCACCACTACCAGCTGTCGCTGCGAGGTCCCAGGCGCGGGACATCTTCTGGATGTTCGGCGTCGCATGCTCGATGGTGATTCGGTCGCTCTTGAAGAAACTTCCCTCGCGAGGTGTTGGATGTTGCTGGTACAAAGCACTCCACCCATAGTCGCCACTGTTGGCAACCATTACCTCCTTGATGCGTCCGAGTTCCTTAACGTCATATCGTTCAGGCCAGAGAGCTTCGCCAGGCATTCGACCGATCTGGTCCTTCTCCTCCGCGATTGCCGGCAGGTTCAGCACGGTCCATCGATGAGGTTCCGAACTGATTGCTCGAGCGGTGATGTCGTCGTGATGCCACCTGGTCGAGACGATGATGAGAGCGCCCTTCGGTTCGAGCCTCGTGTATAGGTCGTCCGTGTACCAGTCCCATGCTTTGTCGCGGTATAGAGAGGATTCTGCATCCTCTCGAGATCGAATCGGGTCATCGATAATGATGCGCTTGAAGCCGACACCGGTCGGAGGACTGCCGACGCCCCTCGCCATGAAGGTTCCCCCCTCCGGCAGTGACCACTCATCCTGTGCGGCGTTGTCCTTCGCGAGCTTTGTCCTGGACGAAACAATCTGGCGCGACTTCCTGCTGAAGCGCCTCGCGATGCGCTCGTTATAGCCAGTGACCAACACGTTCGCGGACGGGTCTCGCTCGATGCAATAGGCGCCGTAGCGGACCGTGACGGTCTCTGTTTTGCCATGGCGCGGTGGCATGTGGATTGCGAGTCTGTCGATCTCACCACGCTCCACAGCATCAAGGTGCGAAGCGATGGCGATGAGATGTCGAGCTGTAAAGGACCAACCAGGCGGGAGAGTCTCTCGAAGGTAGTCAAGGTAACAGAGAGCCGTCTGCGCGCTAGTCTTCGTTTGGGCCTTCGCTGGCTGCGGACAGAAGTTGAACCGAGAAAGTTGCAATCTTCTCGTAGAGAGCTGCAATCTGCGCGGCGCTTTGTCCATTGATGTACCTCTCGCTTTGTGTCGTCCTAGCGATGACCTGAAGTGCTTTGAGGTTGTCCTCGAGGACGGACGCCAGCAGATCATCAAGTGAGACTGCTGGTGCCTTCGGTGTTTTGATAGTTTGTGACGCGTCACAAACATCTGTCGTATTAGTAACGATTGTCGACATACGACTGCGAATCTTTATGACTGTCGATCTTGGTAAACCGTGAAGTCGAGAAACAACCGTCGGTGTCTGACCTGCTAATAAAGCAGCTTCGACCCGTGCGATTGTCTCTTCATCGTAGATTGTTGGACGTGCCATGCTTCTATTCTGGCTCATCCTGACGCACTCTGCGCCTGTAGTGCAGCTGTCCGTGGCATAAGTAGCACAACACCTGGACATCCTCCATCAGCTCACCACCGAGTCTGATGTAGGTGATGTGATGCACATCGAGCTTGTAGCCGTCCTCCTGTCGACGGCCACACTGCTCGCATGTTCTACCTGACCGATCAAGCGCCTTCGTGCGAATGTCCTGCCAGCGCTGACTCCGCATGTACTTGCGACGATAGTCGCGCCATGCCTCATCGACCTGGTCACTGGACGCTCCGATGGCCTTGAGCAGACTGTAGGTGTTGGACCATGGCTTTGCCATGATGCTCCTTACGATGTTGTCCGTGTCCATGTGATCTCATCCTTTACAGGGTGATCTTCGCCCCACATCCAGTCAGTCGCGAACAGCGACTCAGGGTCCAGTGTGAGACCTTGTAGAGTCTTTGATTCTGTTCCCGTGTGCATGACGAATGCTTCGTACAAATCGGAATATCGGATGTACACATCATGGTCAAAGCATGCGCGTGTGATTGGTTTGCCATGCATCAAGTGTTGAATAACTTCAGAGAACTTCATTCGATAACCGTCCAATCTCTCGCCAGGACATCATTGCCTGATAATGTTGCAAACCCCTTGCATCGCCAAACATTCGCACCATCGAGCTCGTATCGCATCAATGCAGATTCGACCAGCTGAAGCTTGAAACGAGCGCCATCACGCCACACAGGACGTCCTGCGCGCACGTCTACAAGGATTTGTTCGAAACTCTTGCGACCACCCCAATTGTTTTGTTTCTTCCCGATACATTCTTGGAACTCAATCCTCAGTGAAGGTTCTGACATCATCCATCGATTTATCATCATTATTGGATAACCAACGACTTCGGCTGCTTTGCTCCGTGTCTCACCGCTTGCGATGAGCTCCGCCCACTTGATTACGGTCGCGGTCTTTTCATCGAGCGAAATGTACGGATCCATTTTCTTGACTGGCCTGTCTGGAGTTTCTTCCCTGATCCATCGATGCAATGTCTTCTCAGACATATCCATAATCTCAGCTGTGCGTCGTATGTTGTGACCAGCAGCTCTCAGATCTTTGATTCGCACCATGAGGAGTTTGCGTTCCTCAATATTTGTGTTCTTCGACATTGATTCTCCCCTTCAAAGTAAAAGACCAGGCACACCGTTCGGATAGTGCGCCTGGTTCGTCAGCGAGTCGTTGGCAACCGGGAGAGGTTACTCGCTGGCGTCTTCACCGAAGGGGTCTTCGATGTCATCGGTCTTGATCGCTGGCTGTGCGATCTTCGTGAGCTTTTTCTTGGCACTGACTGGTGAAACGGACACGATGGCGTTGGTTTGATAACCACGCGTGTTGAGTTTCGAGTCGACAGTGACCATCCACTCCTTAGCCAGGAGCGAGTCGATGTCAAGGTTATGAAACTCTGCTTGTGTCAAGCGGCGTCCGAGCATGCCATCGAGCAGGATTGTTAGTGCTGCCTTGTCGGAACCATAGCCCTGGCGCGTAAACTTTACAAAGCGAAACGCGTTGCTGTTGCTGTCGCCATACTCAGTGGTTTCGAAGGTGAAGCGGAAGTTTGGAAGCAAAACATTCGGATCATCGTACGATGGTCGGTCGATGCTCTCGACGTTTGCGAGACGGCAGACATATGAGCCTGCGACAGCTGCTTCGAACTGTGATGCGCCATCGTTGAACGTGGCATTTGAAAAGAAACCCATAACTCATTACTCCTTTGGTCATACGACCACTCTGTGACAGTGCTGGCTCAGTTACCAATCCAAAGGTGTTTCCACCAGCACCATCAAAGTTGACATTACCAAACATCAAACCACTTGTCAAACATAAAAGTCGATGCTGTACTAGCGGGCCAGCGTAAGCGTCCGGCCCGCAGGGACAGTTTCGACTTAAGACCCCTAAGCGAGCACACTTCAAAAGCTCGCAGGGGGGGTTTCCAAAGGGGGGTTTTCTGTCTGCTGTTCCCGTTTTCTCATACTTAAGGGGGAACAGCACGGGAACAGCAGCGGGAACAGCAGAAATGGCCTTAAAGCATGCCTGTCGGACTGTACTGTTTTGCGTTCTTCGGACCCTTTTCAAACATGACAATCCGACTCGCTTCGAGGTCTGCTAGTGTGGCAATTACGACCGATCTGCGACTGCCACACAACTCGATCAGGCGTGACTGTGTGATGCCTGGTTCGCCACTGATGAGCTCAATGAGCTTCGACCGGATCTCTTGTGTGATGACTTCACTTCTGGCGCCAGCGTCAAGCGTCCTGACCTTCGTGAGACCATCCTCATCGCGGATCTCGAAGGTCACATCGATGGCGTCCTCATCACTGATCAGGCGCCCCTTCGTGACGTACATGCGATACAGGCCGTTCGCTTGCTTCTCAACAGAGAACGCCATGTCAGCAGCTGCTACGATCTCCGCAGCGCCTCGCATACCTTCGTGCTTGACTGTGCTGTCAGTGCCGCCCTTGCGATTGTGGTGAGCGATCAGGACAGTGATGCCGACATCCAGCAACTTCTTAAACGAATCGTAGAGTCGACGCATCTGACTGTTATCGTTTTCGTCCAGGCCATGCACACGCACCAGAGAGTCAATGAGCACCAGACCAATACCCTGCGACTGGCAATGCTTCACGATTCGTTCGACATCGAGCACATTGTCCAGCCTGATGCCGACTCTGTTGAGGTAGCCCATTCCTTCAGCCGAACGCATTCCGAGCTTCCTCAGCCGCTGTAGGACCTTCTGGACACCCATCTCCTCATCGATGTACAACACTTTGGTCTGAGGGATGTCGAACTCGTTCAGCCACTTGTCGCCGAATACAGCTGCACGAATGAGATCGCACATCACCCACGTTTTGCCACTGCCTGGCGGTGATGACAGGTAGTGCAGTCCGCCAGTCGACAACACGTTCGGAATCAGCCAGGACTGCGCTCCGAGTTTCTCCTCCTCGACCTCCATGCGTGTCCAGTCCCAGACCTCCCAGGGAGACATCGTCTCACCGCCCGGCAGATCGTCGGGGACGTTACCCTGTGCCCACTGGACCCAAAAGCGGCCAGTGGTCTCACGGATGAGCTCAGGCTCGAGTGGAGGTTCGCAGTATGTGTCACTCCACCAGATGCTGAAGATGTTCGCCTGGTCAATCGAGAAGCGCTTTGCTCGCAAGAATCCAAGCAGTGTGACCAGCCCATTGTTTCGTCCGTTGAATGGTCCACCAGATGCAGGTTGTGGCTGAAACAGCCGGTCCCAGTGGTGCTCACCATTTGCCACGACGCGAGCATGCGTCGCCATGTCTCCGGCCACCATGGCGCGGAGGTCGTCCAAACTTAGTTCTTCCATTTTAGTCCTAGTCCAAGAATGACTGCGTGTCCAGCGCAGTGGTTACGAGTG